ACCTGTCGTGCCCGTTGAGGAACGGGAATCGCTGGCGGCAGTGGAGAGTCTGTGATGACTCCCACAAGGCTCAGCGTTGTCGGCTGCACCACGCCGTGGTCAGTGGCCGCAATCCCCGTTTCGATGGGGAACGACGTCCACTCAACCGCGTCGTCCCAGTTCTCTCCGGTGAGCACGTCGAACTCGATGCTCTGGAACCACATTGCCGAGTCAATGATGCGCGCCATCAGGTGCCCCCGGTGAAGGCCCTGTCAGCCTCCCTGTGGGAACGCTTAACGGCGTCACTGGTGCCCTTGGCCATTGCCTTGCTTAGCTGGGGCTCCTTCATGTTCGTTGACCCTTGGACGGTCACGTTGATCGCCCCAACGTTCACCGAACTCGGCTTCGACATGTTCATCGCCGCACGAATATCGAGTTGGTGTTGGCTCTCGACTGGAGCCTTTGCTGAGAGGAGTTTCTTTCCGAGTTCGGTTGTCGGCGTAGCTCCACCGAGTGACGCGCGCAGACGGTCAGCCTCATTACTAAGTTTTGTTTCTGTGGTTCGATAAACGCTCTTCCCGGCTTTGACACCCATCAGTTGATCTAGTTTCTCAAGCTGGGCGATTACGAACGCGAACGGCTCAAACAAGTCTCCCACCCATGTGACGGCGTCACGGATCCATTGTGGAAGGTCCTCAACGAAGAACAGGTAGGCGGCGGCGGACGCAATCCCGATAGCATTGCCGATGACGAGAAGGCCATTGGTGAACTCGACGATGATGGCAGTTGCTCCAACGATGACGCCAACGAAGATGTCAATCAGTGACACGTCACCAAACGCATCACTGAGAGCCTCACCAACCTTGCTGAGCGACTCCCAGATCGTGAGCAGTCCGGCGCGCAGCTTGGCCGCCTCGCCCTCAGGTAGAATGCGACCGATGACCGACTCGTCGCCTTGAGCAAACGAGATGAGATCGTCCAGCACCAAGATCACAAGCGCAACCGCCGCGCCGATGAGCAAGAACTTCAGGCTCAGCAGCTTCGCCGCGGCATCGAGGTTTCGCACGACGGCCGTGAGCTTCACGAACCCCTCGCCGACCTTGAACAGAGCAAGCCCAACAAGCACCGAGCCGAGCACCTTGAAAGTCTTGATCACGGTGTCCGTGTTACGACGCAGCCACTCGATGCCAGAGGTTAGCTTGCGCACTGCGCCCGTGAGCCACCGCCCAATTACCACGCTCAGTCCGGACGCATCACCCGTCACCCCAGTCAACGAGAACATGAGATCGCGCAACGCGTCGTTGAGTCCGCCCTGCTGCCCGATGGAGAGAAAGAACAGGCTCACGCCGTCTTTCAACATCGACAACTGGCCGCCGAGCGTCGCCGATTGCCGCTCCAATGCGTCGCCAAACTTGGTCTTGGACAGTTCGTTGAAGTACCCCATGATCGAGGCGGTATCTCGATTCACGGTCGTTTTCACATTGGCGTATGTGAATGAGATCTTGTTGCCGTTGATCTGCGAGACAATCCCCAACGCCTTTAGCCGCTCAGTCTCTCCTGTCACGGCGCCGACGACGGCCGCAGACATATCGGTGATGTCAGCACCTCGGCCGGCGGCGATGCTACCGATCGAGTTCATCGCCTCGTTCGTTGGCTCGATACCGATGCCCTTCAGGTCAATGAAGGCCTTGGTCACTCCGGCGAGCTGAAACGGGGTCTTGGCCGAGAATGCCTTGATCTGATCGAAGGCCAGCGCCGCTCCGGACTCGCCGAGCATGGTCTGCAACGTGGCCTGCAGGTTCTCGGCCTCGAAGTTTGTCTCGAGGAACGACTGCACAAGGCCGCGGCCAGCATTGGCCGCCATGCGGAACCCGCCGGCGAGCAGGTTCCCCATCGTGGTCGCCAGAGTCAGCCCCTTCGTGCTGGCGGCACTCATGTCGCGAGAGGCCTGCTGCACAGCCTTATCGAACAGGGCCACGGCCTTGTCGTCGGCGCGAACGCCAAGCACTGTGAGCAACTCTCTAACGACCATCTCAATCCTTCGGCGCTGGGCTGCGGGCCCACTCGAGAATATCCAGGAACTGCGAGCCTTTCATCATCTCCACCGTGTCCAAGACGGTCCATTCTCTAGACACTCGAACCGGGTCCACACCAAACGCGCGAGAGCAGAGCAGGATGTAGGGGTTGAGGCCGCACTGCTCCGCCTCTTCAATCACAGCTTCTGGGCAGCCGTTGAGAGGGACGCGCCGAGTCCTTGGAGGACTGACGCCCCCCCAAGTAGCCGCGAGAGCAAAGGGCCGTAGTTGAGCTTGATGACCTCAACGATGGCGAACACGAGCTCGCCGTAGTTCGCCTGGAATGCCGAGTCGAAGTCGTCAGGCCGGCTGAGGTCTCCGCGGTCTCGGGCCGTGTGGGCGAACAGGCCTGACACGATCTCTGGGCTCTCCAACAGGTCTGCCGCCAACGAGAACACGAGGTTACCGATGCCGCTCTTGGACACCTCGGTTTCCATCATCGACTTGTACTTGTCGATCATCTCGCCGAGCTCGGCCGCGACCTTCGACGGGCTTCCCGAAACTGTGACGTTGAAGGCCTTCCCGCCGACCTTCAGGAGGCGGAGCAGGAGCGGCCAGCCCTTGCCAGAGGGGTGCGCGATGATGAGGTAGTCGTGCTCGCCGCCGTAGTCGTCCTTGATCTTCACCCGTTTTGTGGTTCGGTCGTCTGCCATCTTTTGTCCTCTATTGAGTCGAACGGGCCAATGTTTTAGCCGATGATGCGCATGTTGCCGCAGTCGAGCACCCACTCATTCGGGGTGAGCGAGTTCCCGAACGACGCGCCAGGGTCCTGAACGACCCACGCATTCGGGGAGATCAACACGATGCCATTGAGCAGATCCGTGACCATGACCACCAACAGCGCCGCGGACGAAAGCTTGTCGGCGGCGAAGGCCAGCCGCAAGATGCGGTTCGTTGGCGAACCTGGGTGCAGGCGGAGCGTGAACTTTCCGCCGGGTTTCGGGGTGCGCACCCGGGTAGTGGTGCCGTCTGCGCCGACCTCCTTGGTCCACTCTGCGCCGTCGGTCTCGATCGACACGGCATCGGCCGCCCAACCAACGACGGGAACGCCGTTGATCGTGCCGATGACCTTGTTCATGTCCTGAGTGTACAGTTGTGCCATTGACGTCTCCTGTTACTCGTTAGGCACAGCTTGAAGCCGCACCTGAAATAGTGCTTACAGCTCCACGGACACAGAACCGGTGACAGCGATGCGGGTGAGAGTCCCGGCGAACTCGGTGGCGAAGGTCATCGGGAGGTTCCCCTCGGCCTTGTCAGCCACGCTCAGGGCAGAGGCCAGCGGGACGGTCACCGAGCTCGACCCCGGTGTGAAGTGGGGAGGAGAGGCGTTCTCGCCGTCCAGCAGCACGCTCAACGCGCGCTCTTTGGCAGCTGCCAATCCGGCATCGCCGAGGTCGATCTTGCTGTTGTCGGCCGCAGCATTGAGCAGCATCTGTGCTAGCCGCTCCGTCATGCGGGCCTTGCACCAGTCCATCGCGATCAACTGCTCAATGGGAGATCCGTTCGACCGGATGCCATTGGCGTACACAGTAAATCCGTGGAAGTCGACGAAGGTGTTGCCGTTCTTCCCGACGATGTAGCCGAGCTCAGTGGAACTGATGCTGTCGATCGTCACACCGACGATCTGGCTGAACTTCCAGCCAGCAGACTTCTGGTCTGGGTTGGCCTGGAGCTTCATGCCAGGTGTGCCGCAGTCGGCATAGTCCTCGGCCGTCGGGTTGTGGTAGTGAATCGCCGTGCGCGAGTAGTTGAGCGCCTTGAGCTGACTCATGATGTCAGTCGTGACGGCAGTGATAACGGCAGAGTCTTCAGTCTGTGCGACGAAGAGCTTCGCCTTGCTGGCCTCGGCCCAAGCCGCAGCGCGAAGGATCTGGATCTCCGCCCGAGACTCGATGGCGAACGCATACCAAGCATCGGACTCGGCCTGGATGTCCGACAACTCGGTGCCAACAGAGGTGTTTGGCGTGGTTGGTGTTTCGGTGATGGCCACCGTCGTTGTGCCAACGTGGGTAACCGCCGAGTCGAACGTGAATGGCGTGCCGTCGATGTCGGCGGTGATAGTGATGTCCGGAGCAACACCGCTAACCGTTACGTCTTCCGCCGCCAGAGCAGTGATCATCGCCGCTTTGAGTGCGGCGACCTCAGTGGCCAGCACGGCGCCCGTGGCGACATACGGCACCGCGATTCCATTGACAGTGATGGAGATGACATCACCAACCTCAATGGTACCAGCGAACTCGAACGTCTCAACCATCGCCACGTCGGCCGCAACCCGGCCGATGCCAACGATGTTGATGCTGGGGTTCTGCGAGAACACCGCAGCTACAGCCGCAATCGCCGCAGCACCGAGATCTGCGTCGGCAGCCGCATCAGCAGCTGACGTGTAGTAGCGCACGCGTTCGGTGAATCCCACGCCTAGCGATGTCGACAGGAACAGGAGAGTCCCAAACCCAGCCCTCGCCAAAGATGGCGAGCCGGCAGACACCTGGACGTCGATGTGGTTGTTGATGTTTGCCATTGCTGCACTCCTCAGGTGGGATAGTCCGGGATGACCTCAAAGGTCTCGACGATATTGCTGGCCACGGTCGCCTTCTGCATCGCTGCGTACGCCGTGTTTTCGGTGGCACTGAAGGTGAACTCGAAGTCAACGACCGAGTGGTCCTCGAATGCCACGCTGCGCAGTGGAGTACGGCTTGAGTTTCCGCCGAGCGAGCGCCGCACTCGAACTCCACTCACATCAAACGAATCCTGAATCGACTGGTCACGCAGCAGCAACTCAAGCGCACGAGCCCAGCGGCGATGTGAGGCGCCAAAAATGCTCACTGTGAAAGTGCCAGTGATAGGCACTGCCACCGTCTGCACGAACCTGTTTGTGCCCGTTGCAGCCGTCGTCGTGTTCGTTACCGCGGGCTTACACTCCTCGACCTCGGTGAGGATTTGGAGCGTCGCGAAAGGCTCCTCTGGGCTCGGAGCCGCCTGGAATGCGTAGATCACAGTCCCAGCCCAAGACACAAGGGCGAGTGAGTCCTCGACCCACGCCAGCAACGCAGCTTCGTGTGCCTCTCTCATTCCACAGCCTCTCGCGCTCGCACTTCAAAGGCGATTGCACGTTGCATCGCACCAGTGTCGACCAGTGGATTGTTCACCGGGCCTTTTGAGCCGCCTTTCGCTATCTGCGTGCTGAGAGCATTCGGAGGGTCAGTCCAACCGATGATTGCATCGATTAGGTCGTTACGAACTCCGATGCCAACTTTGAGCAATTCGTTGCGGGCGGTTCCTGACCGGCCGGCAATTGCTCGCGCATACGCCTGGTTTACTGCGTCAGAATACTTCGCGCGGTTTTGGTCAAATGTCGTCCGCCATGCTGGCCGTGAGGGTATAGTCCGCGTTCCGTATTCATTCGCCGAGGCATACGTGGCGATGCTCTCGTTGGCGTCTCCGGCAATACCAACGACAAGCACCAAATCTCCGGACTCCTTCAGCACCTGCTTGAAGGCCTCCCATCCACGATCCCTGTCAATGACCTTGGCCATGGATCAGCCCTCCCCGACTTCGACGAGGACGTACTTGAAGTGCGAGAGCGAGCCTTCGTTTCGAAACGGAGCGACCGAATGAACCTCGAGGTCTCTGCCTTCGACCACGACGCGGTCGGCGATGGTCGCGTCGTTCACGGACGCAGTCTTGAGTCCGTCGTGCGAGTACATCTTGCACTTCGCACGTACGCGCTCGCCCTCTGGCAGCAACAGGAGTTCAGACCCTGAGAGTGGCTGCACCGACCCTTTGATGCTGATCTGAGACTCAGCCCCAGGAACGAACGTGCCGTTCGTGTAGGTCCCAGCTGCACGGCGTTTCACGATGTAGGCCTGCGCGCCGAGCATTACGTCCACACCTTCTTGCGATCCGTCGTCCACCAACTCTTCACCGCATCGAGAATCGATCGCGGAGTCACCACGCCGCCGGAAATGCGGCTTTCAATGGCGTAGGATTCGCTCAGGTCTCCAACCCGCTTGTTCGTCAGGCCGAAGGGCCGTTCCGATGTCTCACGCAACAACCGCACGAACTCGAAGACCCCCGTCTCCACCTCAGATGGGATGGCGATGTCGACGCCGTCCTCATCCTCAAAGGTGTTCTTCAAAAAGCGGTCAGCGGCAGCAACTGCGGCCAGCAGCCAGCGTTGAAGGAACACGTCCTCCGACGCGTCGACCACCTTGAGGTAGCTCTTGAGAGCTACCTCGTGGGTGGCCCACAGGATGCTGTCCGCGACCTTGGCCATGGTTAATCCGTCGCCAGGGCGAGGGCGTCCTTCAGCTCAGCCTTCGAGTCTCTCATCGAGTGCTCGTGCCCAGGCGCGACCTTGTCGAGCTCGTCGAGCAGCTCGGCCTTCGTGCCATCCTTGAGCAGAATGTCGACGGCCACCTTGCTCACAAGCTTCGATGACACCTTCGCAGTCGAGGCGCCAACCTTGTCGGCGAGCTCATTGAGTCTCGTGGGCGTGATGAAGGGAGCGGCCTCGACCAGGTCGTGCTGTTGCGCATGCTTCAGCATGGTGCCGGAGAGCTCGACCACCTCACCGATTTCGATGACGCGGGCCTTTCCGTGGTCGTAGAATCGTCTCTTTGCTTTCCAGGTCATCCCTGACCTCTCTCGTTGCAGGCTGCGCCTTGTTTTCCGTTGGCCGAACCATCT